ACTGCCATAGTAATTTACCTTTGTTAATTAATTAAAGATTACTTAAGTATACTTTAGAATATATCTTTAAAGGTTATAAACTAAAGTACATATGTATAGTATATCATGTTTGTTTACCGATTGCAACTCCTATATAGTCAATTTGAATTAGGTACTGGTAATGTAGGAATACTAATTATTACTCCTAATTATAGCACGTTCCTCTGCTGTTGCCCAGTTCTCCTCTATAGCCTCGTCTGAAGCTGAATGACACACTGCACATAAATCTAGGTGTTCGTCTGTTACCCTGTCACGCTTCCTTAGTTCAGCCTCAGTTAATATAACATCACAGGCTTTACATCTACTCATCTTCAATTTCCTTGTATGGTCTTCCGTAGGTAATCACTAGGAATGGTAACAGGACTACTACTCCCTCAAAGGGCATTGTACTATGCTCCTCTGTCTCGCTGTTGTATGTCCATACGGGACGGCTGTCACAAAATTCAAGGTCGACACCTACTCCGTTACGTAATTCCACTGTAAATAGTTTATTAAACACTATTGCATTAATCATTGTACTTCTCTCCTAGTCTAGTTTTAACTTCCTTAATACGTTCCTGCATCTCCTGCTTGCCTATTGGCGGGTATAACTTTGTTAGTCTCTCTGCTTCCTCTCTCGCTTCAATTCGTCTTAGTGATGCTTCGTCTTCATCAAAGGGTTTCTCTGTATAGCTTTCATAGTACCCCTTGCCCTCACAGTAATCACTGTAATCATAACTACTATCATCTTCATATCTACTCATTGCTATTTGCTCCTTTCATCTGTAAGTATTCATAGGCTCGACCATAACCATCATAATAGTTATTGTCTTCATCTTCAAGTGCAGGGTATCCATGTATGCAATCGTATTCCCCGCGCTCATAGCTTGTTAACTCTTTAAAGTACTGGTACATATTGTACCTTGCATCTGCTACATCTTCAAGATGCGCTTGTTCCTGATAGTCTTTACTCATTGTCTCATCTCTCTATAGTCGCTGTTAGTTTGCCAACCCTCTTGAGCATCATTGATACCAGTACCAAGTGCTTCAAGACATAATTGCCACTCCTCAGCGTTCAAGTCTTTTATTCCGTACTTGTTCAATATGTACTCTGCACAGGTTCTCTGCTCACCGCTTCCCGCTGTTTCAGTATCCGAGATACCAGTAAAGGTAGCCAGTGAGTAATCTGCAATTTCTAATAATATATCAACATTAATTTTATTCATTTTAAAAATCCTCTAATAGTTTACCAATTATGTATTACACCTGCGATTATAAACAAACAGGTAATAAAATTCAACCCTACAATTACACTACGCACAATGGCAATGTAATCAGCCTCGCGGTTACTCGCACCTGACTTCTCGCCTAGTGCTTTAACCCATATTCGCCATAGTTTAAGAATGGTACTCATAGGGCTTGTACCTCTCTCCACTATTACATCAGTATAGCCATCATTACGCCAGTTACTGGCTATCCTGTACGCCTCTTCTCTGCTTACTAGGTGAGAGTTTACCTCTACACCGCCAACCCATATTGTATAAAACATTACAACACCCCTTTACTGGTTAAAGTCTCTACCGCATAGTCAAAACTATGTAACGCGTACTTAGCTCTCAAATCCATTTTCTGCTGTCTCAGCTTTCTAGTAGTATCAGCACCCCACCCATATCGCTTGTAGGATTCATTGTACTTAGCTGATAGCTTTCTTAGCTTCTTTCTGTACTCCGAATATTTCATTACTTATCCCCTTGTTTATATCCTGTTTTGTCCGCTACATATAACGCCAATGGTAAGCATATAAGCCCTACAACGGCGAATGGAATTAATACCGCTATAAATATATTCATGATATAACCCCTGTAAATACTTGAATCACCGCCATAGTATAAATGCTACCTATTGACACGTTCCACAATAGCGCACGTATTTTGTTGCGCTTAACCTCTAATTCGTACCTCTTTAAGGCTAGATACCTCTCAGCGTTATAATTCATTCGGCTTGCTCCCCATTGTATTGAATTTTAATTTTTCTGCCCTCACGCTCCAATAGAGACTCCCAAGCTAGTGCTTGCTCTAATGTCATTGGTGCTATATTTGCAACAGTCCATTTGTCCTGCTCACTATCCCGATAGCTTACAAGATAATTATCATACTTAAAATTTTCTTTATTCATAATCTTAAACCTCTTCAATCTCAATATATCCATTACCGCTATCAGTAAAATATCTAATAGCACCAGTCGATTCACTTTCCACCGCTATGGTAGCGAATTGTTTTTTATTTGTCCAAGTGTTTAATTCATCAACACTATTTAAAACCTCTTTATTGGATAAACTATTATCCTGATTCACTTTATATACTATCATAATAAAACCTCTTAAATTCAATTCTAAGGCTGTTTAAGCCTAACCTATACTTCCCTACTAATAAACACTAGATAACGCCTTACAAGCCAATCTAAGGCGTTATGTGGTGCTTACTCCTCATTGGTTTGCGTTTCGCGTAACAAATCTACTATAAATTGGCTAATCGTGAATCTACCCTCTTGACTAACATACCCGCCTTTCAGGGCTTTTAGTGCTACCGATACATCTAGCGAATCAGTAAGTTTAATTGCGTCATTAATAATAGACTCTTGATAGGTTTTCCCGTCAACAATTTTTTGCAATTTTAAAATATTTTCTCTATTCATTTTATACCGCCTTAATAATATCAGTAATCAAAGTTTTTTCCGTAGTGTAGTCTAACTTATCTAATCCTAGCTTTTTACTGGTTAAACTACCAGTACCCGCCATATAATAAAACTTATCACCGCTACTAGTCAAATTACCGCTAGTAATGCCGTGCTTATTACTGACAATATAAAACAATGGCTTCCCATTACCCGTGAAGAATCGCATTGTTTTGTTCTTTCTACCTGTTACAGTGTACCACCCATCATTGGTAGTATCACCAGTAAACAGTGAATCGACTAGTGAATTTTCACCATTGCCGAATTTTAAACCGCTCGGAAATTTAATCATGTTATCACCTGTATCAAAGTTTAATTAATTTAATGACGCCTACTGGTGGACAATAGGCGCGATAAATTAACTATGCTATCTCTACTGTTTGAATTATATTGCTGTCCACTATGAAAGGCGAATTGCTTTTCTTAGCATCATTACCTTTAACTCGTAAACCTACGATTTTGCCCCGTGCGCTAATATTAGCAATATCACTTTTATCGCCATCTATTACTTCTCTACCCATATATTCAGTAGGCAAACCATTTTTAAATACTACTGTAATTGGTGTATCAGTTTTGAGCGCAATTGATACCTGTTTAGCATATTTTTTTGTCGCTGAATAGCTGAACATTAAATCATAGTTTGATGGCGTTTTGCCTAGTCTATTGGCGCGTTTAGTATAGTCGTAAAAATATATAGATGGAAAATCCTGGGGTATATTGTGCTTTTCCCAGGCTATATCGGACAATACATTCAGGCGCACGATAGCCTTTTTCCCGTGTTTATCGGCGTACTTAACTAGGTTAGTCAATTCGCGCCTTAAGTCCTTAAGAAATCCCTCCCTATCATTCATATAATATTCAGTCTTAGCCTGACGTGCTTTATTAACTGACGTGTAAACCTGAGCCAGTCCGCTAGACTTAAGACAATCATTAAAACAGTCGGCATTCATAGCACTAGGACACAATTCAATTGTTGGCATTAGTGATAAGCCCGCTAAGACTACTGGCTCGCTTTCGCCCTTAGCTGTCTTAATTAATTTTGTATTACTGTCTCTAGATAATAGTTTCATAATATAATCACCTGTTAAAAGTTAATGTTTAAATAAATATAATAGAGCCTACTGGTTTAGTCAATAGGCTCGATATATTTACTATACTGCTATATTAAAATGTTCAGCATATATGGCGCGTAGTGCATTCCTTACCATATAGCTATCGTGAGTGTTAAAGATATGGTCGATAATACTCTCAAACAATTCTAGCTCAGCTTGACTAGCATCAGTATCTAGTAATGCTCTATACAATGGCGTGATTCTTTCCATCGCGCCTTTGAGTGAAACACCTTTAATATATAGGCTTGCATCTTGTAAATTTGCCATAATAAATCACCTGTTTAGTTTAAGTTAATATAATAGAACCTGCTATTGCTAACAGGCTCGATATATTTACTCAGTTAAGCCGTCAAATATTTCCTCTTTATGGTTCGGGAATAGTCTTTCCAATGTTCCTTTAATTGCCATAAACTCCGCAAAGCTAGACTCTTTAAATTCAGTGTAATCAGTACGCTTGACAGGGTCACACTCAGGGTCAGCTAGTGCATCTACCCAATAGTAATAGTCTTTCTCTGCGGTTCGATACGCTTCAACATTAGCCTGAATCGCTTGTTCTACCAGTGTGTCTATAGTGTTTAATGTAATCATTGTATTGCCTCATTTTGGTGCGTTTTAGTTAATGCGCTGTTTTCTGCGCTGTTGGGTTCATTATAGGCAATAGTATTATATTGTCAATACCTAATGAGTGACCAATATAAACAATCTAGTCACACTATACTACTACCTTTATATACAGGCGCGCGCGTGCGTATAACATAACGGGTTGAGGTTGTCAAGTGTTTATTCCCAGGTGTGTCTATAGGTATCCACTAGCATACTCACACTTCACCCTCAAGGATTCCTTGTGACCGCCTTAAGTATTCCAGTCACCCCCAATCCTTAGGCTATACTTGTGTAATACCTGAGGATTCTTGGGGGGTGGGGGGGCTTGGGTATGCCTGAGATTGTTACGGTATCCACCTGTATACTAAAAAAGCCAATATTCAATAAAAAGAATTAATTGAAGTTTATCCTCTAAGTTATTGTTTTACTTAGGTATTGTGACGGGTACTTAAGTATGACAAATATTAATACAAAAGGACAAAAGTATTACTATTAGTTATGGAACTAAAAAGTTGGTCGGCGGGTCTAATTTAACTAATAAAGTACTTGACATTTAGTTATAAATATGCTATAATATACTTATAGTATAGATTAATTTAAAGCCTTAAGGATACTTAAGTAGTCTTAGATATTATTCTTTAATGATTATTCTTTAAAGTT